AAACGGAGCGGTAAAGGGCGAAGCCGTAGCAAAAGCATTTGCGCGTGGCATCAACGATCCCGAAGGCGCGGCGGCTATTGAGAACTTAAGCAAGAAATACCCGCAGCTTGCGGAGGTGCTCAAGTCCAATATCTCCCCAGCCGAAAAGCTCAAGAAAGCTAACGAGCAGCTTGGTGAATCATTTAAGACGGTAGCAGATCAGCAGAGCGATGTAGGCGGTATTCTCAACAAGTTGCAAAACCAGCTCGGTGAAGTGTTCGAGAAGATCGGCTCGCAGTTGTTGGAGGCGCTGATACCATTAGCGCAAACATTGCTGCCTGTTCTTGAGTCGCTGCTGCCTGTATTGCAGGGTATTTTGACGCCGCTTGCACCTATCCTACAACAGATTGGCGGGGCTATTGGAACTCTGGTCTCTTCGTTGTCGGGGCCGTTGCTATCTCTTATATCAGCGGTGCTTGAGCCGTTGCTAGGATTAATACAGCAGCTTATCCCTGTGATATTGCAAGTAGTCAATACTGCGATGCAGCCGCTTACGCAGATCATCAACATTTTGGCCGACACTTTCCGTCAGTTATTCCCTGCGTTGCAACCAATCTTTGACGTGATATTGGCGTTGCTTCCTACTATCGGGCAGTTAGTTGGGCAAATTGCAACGGCTCTCGTGCCTGTTATTGGTGTTCTTGCAAAGTTGTTTATCTCATTAGTCAAACTTATTACCGAAAACAAGGTAGTAATGGGCGCGCTTAACCTGATTTTGAGCGCAGCGATTGGCATTATACAGGGTGTTGCTAACGTACTCCAGTTCTTTGCGGGTGTTGCAACGTCAGTCATCACGGTTATTGATGATGTAGTCAAGTACATTACACGGCTCATCAATGCAATTGCATCGTTTGATTTAACGGCTATCAAAAATGCCCTGCTAGGCATTGACGATACTAGCGCAAAGACTACGCAATCACTGCAAAAGCAGACGGAAGAAACAAACAATGTAGCGGCTGCAACAGATAACCTTGCACAGAGCAACAAGAATGCAGCCAAAACCACGCCAGTAGACCCAGAGAAAGCAAAGGCAGCAGCCGAGGCACTACGCAAAGCAAAAGAAGAGCTAGCAGGATTGACCGCAGAGCAGGCAAAAGCGCGGGAACTGGCAGCGACGGACACGATAGCAAGCGATGAAGAGCGTGCAAAGAAGCGTATTGAAATTGAGCAGAAGTACGCGATAGCTGCAATCGAGGAACAGCGCAAACAGCTAAAGAGTACAGGTGAACTTCGTACGGCAGAAGAGGCGGTAATCAACAAGCGCATTGAGATATTGCGCGAAGAGAACGGCCGCAAGATTGCAGAGATAGAAGCGAAGGCCAGAGCGCAGCAGTTAAAGGCAGAAGAGGAACAGCAAAAGAAGCTGGACGATATTACGGCCAAGTTTGCAGCGCAGCGTGTGGAGAGATTGAAAGCACAGCTAGCAGCAGGCAATGCCGGCGTAGCTAACGAGCTGCTATCAGCGCAGCGTGCTGTTATTGAGGGCAGCTTGAGCGAAGGCATAGACGCCATTATCGAGCAGACTCCAGCGTACAATGAAGCAATCGAGAAGCTAGCACAGCAGTTGCAGCTTGGTTTGATTGATCCCGCTACGTTCAAGGCAAGCGCAGCGGAGGCACGGCAGCGCATCTTTCAAGAGCTACAATCGTTGCCAAGCGATACGTCCAATATCTACGCATTGCAGATTCGCGCTGCATACCAGCAGAGCGCAGACGAGATTGCAAAGGGTACGGCCGACATTGTAGCGCAGATCAGGCAACAACAGGTCAAGCAGGCGGGAGAGATATTCGCGGATTCATTGCGGGGCATTGGTGAAGCTCTGCGCTCGGTAGATTTTGCAACTATCTACGGCGAAGCTGCGGACAAAGCAGCGGCGTTAAATGAAGAGCAAGAAAAGCTAATAGAGAACTTGCAGGACGGTACAGCGACCTACCAAGAATCGGTAGATCAGCTTGCCAATTTGCAATCACAACAAGAACAGACGGCAAGTGCGACGGCTACGGCTATCTCGCAGGCATTCCAAGCTATTGCAGATCAGCAGGCACAAGCAGCGCAAGACGGTATAAATACGGTTAACGCTGCACTTGAACGTAGAAAAGAGATAGCTAAACAAGAGATAGACCTTGAAAAAGACAAGGCAGATCAGGTAAAAGCGCTGCAAGATCAGGGTATCAAGGACAAGGAAGTTTACGAAGCGGCGCTCAAGGCCATAGAAGATAAGTACGCACAGGATCGTGCCAATCTTAAGAAGGAAGATGAGAAGCTAGCCAAAGAATCAGCAGAGGTACAGAGCGCGGCACTTGACCAGATAGCCGTATCTGCGGGCGCTGCTTTTGCGTCGCTTGTAGCTGGCGGCGAAAGCGCAGGGGAGGCACTCAAGAAAGTAGTCGGTTCGACTGTTAGCGCATTGCTAGACCTTTACACGCCGTCGATTGTGGCCTTGTTTAGCTCGGTAATCCCTCCGCCATTCGGACAGATCGCGGGCTTGGCAGCCGTGCAAGCGTTGAAGGCATTATTGCAGTCCGCATTGTCTGGCTTTGAAGAAGGCGGTTACACGGGCAATGGCGGCACAAAGCAAGTAGCGGGTGTAGTCCACGGTCAAGAGTTCGTAATGACCGCAGAGACTACACGGAAGAACAGGGCGCTGCTTGAGCACTTGCATAGTGGCAAATCGCTTGAATCGTTCCCTGCTTTGCAGAAGATGCTCGCAGATAACCAGATCAGCACGATACCAGTAACGGAGTTGCAGCTTATGCGCTCCGAGCTTTCGGCTATTCGGCAGCGTCTGGACTCAATGCCGAATGGCATACAAGGTAACATGGGCGTTGATGTGCAAGTAGGCATGGACACGTATCTATACGAGCGCGACCGCTCACGAATGATTGCAAGAAAGTTGAGAGGATAACATGCCAGCAAAGAGTAACTGGACAATGACGCTGTACGGCAGCAACACAGATACAGCTACGACAACAAGCGACGCGACGTATGGCGGCGCGATGATGCTTATATCAGCGTTGACTACTGCCACAAACAAAAGCGTTTTCATACTTGCCCCGCAGTTTGACTACGTGTTTAACACAGGCACGCTTGAAGATGTGAGTGGAACGGTCATAGGATTCACGACGCGTCGTATACAGTTTCAAATAGAGACCTACCCGTTTAGTTACAACGCAACGAGCGTATCGCTAGAACAGGATATGGAGGACATGATTGCGCTGCTAAACATCATCCGAGATTTCAAGTATCTATACCTTCGCGTAGACGGTGGTTCGCGGGCTTATCCTGCGGCAACGTATGTATATCCTGTGACGTTGACGTCTAACAACACAGCAATCAATAAGCAATTTGGTAACCGCACACTAACGCTCACATTTGAGCATAGGAAGCGCAGCTAATGGCACATTACCGCATTGCTCGCACAATGCCTAATGGATGGCAAGTGCGGCTGGACATGATAAGCTACGATGGCGCATTTGGTGATACTATCGTGCCGTTGCCAGAGGTGGTATTGCTTGAGATGGGCGCACTAACAGCAGAGTTTGATTCGCTGCCCTATGGCCTTATGAATCCTGCGACGTTCTCATTTCGTCTCGTTTGGGATCAGCTTCCCGATGCAATGCAGACATACCTTGAAGATGCTTTCACGGAAGACGCGCTGCTGCTATCAGGTTACAAACGCAACACGTGGTATCTCTACACAGATCGCGGCACAAGCGGTGCAACGTGGTCTCTTGAGTTTGCAGGGTGTGAAGACAACGTAGAAGCATTGGAATTACAGCCGCTTGATAATGGCTTTTTCTCGTACAACGTGGAGCTTGTAGACATCGCGTACTACTGGCTGAAGACGATGAACGGAAAGCAGTTCTTTAACGAGATAGGACTGATAATAGCTAAATCGCTTGGGCAAGTAATAACGTCAGGGCCTAATGCGTGGCAGATCAGACTTAACCCAAGCAATCTCAATAATCGCGAGCAAGTGCACGAGTTCTGGAGCGTTAACGCAGAGGGCAAGTTTCTGTCCATTGGTAATTTGATGGACACGTACTATAATTCGTCAAGCTACTTTGCCGAATCCTTGACTCACGCCGCAAGCGGTACGTTTGATAGCACCAATGCTTTGCGCAACCTCATGAATCACGCGGTAGACTGGTACGCTGCCGCTAGCGTTCAGAGCTTGCCGCGCAACGCTGACAGTACAGCGTTAACAAATGCACAGATGTACGCGCTTGTAGAGATCACGCCGGTAGGTGATGCCACGGCAATAGGCGGCGTAATGGTGCAACAAGACAAGTACGGCATTGCCAACGCCAATACTACGGCATACGATGTGCTGCGTACGCTCTGCGAGCAATCGGGCGTACGTGTTGGCTATCGCTTTACAACAAGCGGAACAGGATCAGGCACGGCAATAAACGTAGTATTCGACGTGAAGATGGTAACAGAAGGCCGAGATCATCCGAGTAACGTAGACGCTACGCTTTCGTTATCCAGCGCGTTGACATATTCAAGCATCACAAAGCGCGGCGATAACATCTTAAAAGCAGAAGTACGCTACGAGACCGAATCAGATCGCGACGCTACCGATATTGTCAAGGTGCAGCGCGGGGCTAGGGCATCGCGAAGCATGAACATAGAGCCGCTCTTGCACAACATGCCGGTACACATCTTGGACAATAACCCAGATGAAAGGTGGAGCAAGTTCAAAGCACCTATAAAGCAGACTAACCAGCTATACGTTCGCGGTAGTTATTACAGCGGTTCGCCAAATAACTTCACAAAGATTCATGAAAAGACGGCTATACGATATAGCACGACACAATCTGTCGTCGTAGACCCTGACGGACTTAAGAATCCAGTACCAGCTACTGATTTCAAGACAAACTCGCAAACTCAATCGACTTACTTTTTACAAATCAATGACTGCCAAGTGAACGGATGTATCACGGCTGCCCTGTGTAACCTGCTTCTAACGGTATTTAGCAATGAAAACAATGCTATTGTAGAGGTTGAATGGCCTTTGAGCATAAGCAGTAAGGTAATGACGGACTACATAGCTGGAAAATTCGAGCTAACTAACGAAGCGGCCTTGAAATTTGAAAACATCGCATGGGATAAAGCTATGCCAGTATCAATATCCGTTGACTTAATAGGCGCAAAAGCTACGCATCGCTATTATATGGTGAGCGCATAATGCCAATCAATGATCCAATCAAGAACCGCAAAGTAGCTCCGGCATCGCTTGCGTTTGAGCGTGACCAAATGCGTAACGGTGCGATCTTCCAAGTAGGTACAACACCGACATCGGTAACCTATCAAGAAATCGTGAACATCCGTTACGGCGATATAACGCAGCTATATATCACTAACCAGTATATCCAGACGGACAACGATCGCATAATGAAGGCAATGCACGAATCAGAGCACAGATCGAAGCATTGGGTATCTGATTACAAGCGTTCATTTCAATGGGATATAAAGCAGAATCAAGCATACCGCGTAAATGACTGGCAGATACTAGCGTTTAACAACGAAGTGCTGCGGACTATGGGCTGCTCCAATGGGGGCGTTGTAGCGGATGGTACGGCTTACTGGCAATATCGCTGCCCTGAAGATGCGGCAGGTATTTATTGGGTATATGCGTACCTTAATTTTCAGTTTGCCAACAATGCCAATGTTTCAAGCTCTAAGCTAGGTCTGTTCCTCAACGGATCGCTTTACCGATTGATTGATAACGTAGACAATAACATGATGGGCGCAAACAATATCATTGATACGCGCATGGGAGGCGGTGCTCATATACCAATGAGGACAGGCGATGTACTAACTATACGCATCTACGCCAAAGATAGCTTGGCTGGTTTGGATGTAGCTTTGTATCCAACATCTGTTTATGGCTATGTGACGGGACATCGTGAGAACTGCGACAATATCGAGATATACAACAACCCAGTAACCGGATTCCTTTACCAATTTAACCACAACCAATGAGCTGCTTACCAAATACACCCGTTGCGCCTAATCTTTTGAGCGCAACTAACTCTAGTGATCTCGGATGGATCGACCTAACCAGCGTATCTACAAGTTCACTTTCTCAATACTTCCCTGTATCGAATACGGTGATTACGTTTGAAGGCACGGCAAACACGACAAACCAGCACATGATCTTGCGGCAGCTTGAGATTGAGGAGACAGCGAGCAGTAGCGCGAATATCAAGAAAGCCCCGCTGCATGTTTACCTCTATACAAATACTTCACCGGCCACGCCTACGCTTGGCGCTGTATACAATGGTAGCGTAAGTAATCTCGTAGCGGTCGTACCCGTGGCACAAGCTGATTACGTACGGGTATCAGATACGGTATGGGTAGCTCGCGTTAATCCTGCTCGCTATTACCGTACGGGCGTGGGTTCTACGGCGGGCTTTTTGTACGGCATAGTAATATCCAACAACGGAGCGAGCTTGCAGTATGCAGCATCGGCAGCGTTACGCTTGAAGGTTATAACAGAAGCAGGGACAGCACTATGATAGACGTTGAAGAACTTATTGAGCAGCTAAAAGTAATTGCATACGATGACATCCCGCCGGTACGACGCGCGCAGCTATTGCATGTTATTGTCTATCTGGAGCAATGGGCGAAAGATCACAACGTAAGGGCTAATTGATGGGTAACAAGTCAGTCCGATTAAGCGATGAAGAGTACGAAGCGGTCGCAGCTATGCGAGCCGAGCGGCTCAAAAAGATGAAAACCAACAATACCAACATTCAGCTTGGCATTGCGCGGGCAGAATCTAGCTATACCGAGCAGGCCGTAACCGGTGCTGTATTCGGTCAAGAGCCGGAGCCAGTCGCTCCGCTTGCAGGGGAGTTACGCGAAGATGAAATAACGGACTTGTCTACGTGCAACAAGATCGGCGTAATATCAGATGCTCACTGGCCCTTTCACGATCTGCGCAGGGAAGCAGACGGAACGTACAGCGGCGCATACTTGACCGCTATTGAATGGCTGCGTAACTGCGGCATAGATACGCTGCTTCTAAATGGCGATATGATGGACTGCTATAACCTGTCTTCGCATGAAAAAGTAGAAAATAACAGGTCGTGGAAATGGGAGCTGGACGCCGCGCGTACGATGGTCAAACATCTGCGGCAATTCTTTGGCGATAAGGTGCGAATCGTCTACCGCGAAGGCAATCACGAAGAGCGGCTCAAGCGTTACCTAGCACAGAAGGCCAAAGAGTTAGAAGGCACGATTATTCTAGAAGAGATGCTCGGATTGCATGAGCAGGGGATAGAATGGGTGGAAGAGCGGGCAAAGGTTAAAGCGGGCAAGCTATGGATAGATCACGGTCACGAATGGTTTGGAGGCGGTGGAGTTAATCCAGCGCGTAACTACCGCATGAAAGCGGTCGATAATGTGATGGTAGGGCACGTTCATAAGACGTCCACAGACCTATTTAGAAGGCCGCTGGACGGTACTTTCATAGCTGGATGGTCTGTTGGGTGCTTGTGCGATCTAAATCCCCGCTACGCGCCTCGTAACAACTGGAATCACGGCGTAGCTTTGGTGGAGTTAGAAGCGCAGGGTAACTTTACGGTTCACAACAAAGTAATCCTGCAAGGAGTGGTGCGATGACGCCGACATCTTTCAAGCTAGGCGGTAATACGTGGCGTGTGAAGCTGCAAAAGGCAATCGTTGTAGTGACGCCAGCGGGCGAGGTACAGCACTTGTACGGCGAATGCAACATAGACACGTACACAATCCGGATCGCGCGGACTGTCGAGGGCAAGCCTTGCACAGCGGACACGATGACCCAGACGTTTATCCATGAATTCATACACGCGGCACTTTACACGATAGGAAGAAAATTTGATGATGAAGAACTTGTGGTTGGCCTTGAAAACATGGTCTGGCAATATCTCAAAACAGCTAAACACTCCAAAGCAGGAGCAGCCGAAAGAGTACAGTTGGATGCAGATCGCGCAAAAGGAACTAGGGCAGGCCGAAATAGCAGGCGCAAAGCATAACAAGCGCATTGTTGAGTACCATCAACGCACGACGTTGAAGGCAAAGGATGACGAAACGCCGTGGTGCTCTTCATTTGTCAATTGGTGCGTAGGCAATGCTGGGTATAGCGTCACAGGATCAGCGGCGGCGCGGTCATGGGCTAAATATGGGCAGTCGTGTAAGCCGCATAAGGGGTGCATCGTAGTAATGACGCGCACGGGAGGCGGTCACGTGGGCTTTTATGTGCGCGAGACGGCGAAGTACGTGTATGTGCTAGGCGGTAACCAGTCAAACAAGGTCAGCATCGCAGGATTTGACAAGGGCCGCATCATTGCATACCGTCTGCCTAGCGAGCTGAACGTGCAGGATGCTATGGTTTACGACGCCAAAGCGTAAAGAAAACCCCGATATTTTTACCTATTTGAGAAAAGGTGCAATTATTTTGCACTTTTTTTCATTTGCCTATTGTGTAAACGAAATGTAGACGTATATTTGTGACGTAATCAAGTTCACACTTAACAAGGGCACGGCAATGAACAAGCCAGAATATCTGCAAAGCATAAG